TATCCTTAGTATTTCTATTATTATAATCTATAATTGGATATATATTATTTTTATTTAATATATCTCTTGTAATTCTAGAGCAATATCCCTTATCTGCAAACAAATAATTAATATTATCCTTATTTTCTACTATTATATTCATTTGTTGTTGTAAAATTTTAGAATCATTTACATTACCTTTAAAAATTTGCATATCTATAGGTATAAATTTTTTGTCTGTTATTATACTAACTTTATTGCAGTTTTTATTTTTCATGTATTTATTTCTTGCTATAAAATTTGTTCCTTTTTTATTTACTATAAAAGTAGTATCTGTATAAACTTTCTCAAGAGTATTAAATTTAGTTTTTTGTAAATATTTTTTTAATAATTTAATATAAGTATTTTTAAATGTATTTATATTTTGAAGTTTAATATAATGCTTATATATATTACTATGTATAGATCCTAAAGTTCTCCATGAAAAATTATATTTAAGTAAATAAATGATATGTGCTAATATAAAATCAATAGAATATTTTTGCTTCCAATGATTAAAATTATAATCATTTTTAAATTTAGAAATATAAATGAAATTTTTAATAGATCTTATAATTTTTTTATCAATAGTAGATAATTTATATTTATTAATAATTATAATATTTTCTAGTTTTTTCATAAATATATTTATATAATGACAAAATAAAAAAATAAAAAGAATATAAGATATTAATAAACAGCTCTTATAAGATATCTGAAAGATATCTAAAACCAGAAAAATCAATAAAATTAAAATATGATAATCTAAACGTCGATATAACTAAATTTAATAAAATACCAAATATTAAATTATTTAATGATGATATAATACGTGATAATAATTATGATATTTTTATTTAAAGAATAGAAACAAATTAAATTAAATTTAATAATTTCCAAAATATTCATTCCAGAATTTATTATAACATAATTCGGGTTTAATTGTATATAAATAATTTTGTTTTTTTGTATTAATTAAATCATCAAATTCTGATATATTTATAAAATAATATATATTATTATATTTATCTAATCTGTCTTCAACAACACAATTCATATTTTTTTTAAGACTTAAAATTGGTAATTGTGTTAACATACTCAATGTTAATGAATAACAATATGTTTCATTCCATAAACTAAGTTCTAATAATAAGTTTGGTTTATATTTTATTAATAAATTATTTAAATCTGTTATTGTATTATAATTTTCATGTATAATTTCATTTGGATTTATACCATCGTCATCATTTATACGTCCAAGTATCACAAATTTTACATTTTTTGATTTATAATAATTTTGTAATATTTTTAATACAGCATTACCTTTTATATGACACATTATACCAATTATTCCAATAACTATAACATCATTATTATCTATATCTATTTTATCTTGTGAATATTTAAAATCAGGTAATTCTGCAATTATTATTTTTTTATCATCATTTAAAAATTTGTTATAGATATTTAAATTTTTCTTATTTTGTGTTATAATTAAATCAAATTTATTTATATCGAATTTATTTTTATCTATTTCATCTTCTATTTTATAATCATTAAATAAATAATTTGGTTTATTATATATTAGACTAAAATCATGTGTTATACACGAAACTTCTTTATTTAATGTAAATAAATAATTTAAAAAAATAAATGAATGATCCATAATGTGATTTACAAATATTTTTTTTATATTATCTATATTTTTTGTTATAAAATTATATATATCTATATTTGAATGATATAAATATTCATCATTAATTGTAATAACATATTTATCATTAGTTTGTTTTATATTTTTAATATTTTTTATTGATATTTCTTTATATTTTCGAATAATAACAAACATACTATTATTTTTATATTTTTGTATAATCGATCGTAAAAAAACATTTGATCCACCACCACGCATTTTTTTAAAATCAATAATTAATATTAAATTATTAGATAGATTATTTTTAAATTGTGGTAATGATGATTCTGGTGTGATATCCATAAATTGTATATTAGCATAATCTAATGTGTCATATGACGTAATATTATCATATAATGTAATATTAGTAAATTTATTTTCTTCTATTGTATATGGTATACTTATAGTATTCGATTTTATAAATTTATTAAATAAATTATCTTGTAATAAAGATGATTGTAATGATTGTGATGATTGTGATGATTGTGATGATTGTGATGATTGTGATGATTGTGATGATTGTGATGATTGTAAATGATTATTTTTTTTATTTAATAAATTCATTATTTTATAATTTGATTTCATGATTATAAATAGTATATTATATTATATAATAAAAATTATTATATATATACACATAATAATTTAAAATTAGTTGACTTTATCTAAAATTAGTTGACTTTATCTAAAATTAGTTGACTTTATTAAAATATTATGGTACGTTTATGTTTAATCATTTGTAACATAGCATTTTTAGATTTATTACCAACATTGGTGTTATTATGATAATCAATATTAAATATTCTATTATAAATTATACTTTTATATGTAGATTCAGTTAATACACCGTTTGCCCAAATACCATAACGTCTATCTTCATTTTTATTATCGCCTTCTAAACATAAATGATAAATATCATATACTTTATCGTCTGTGATTTGTTTAAATAATGGTGTTTGTCCTGCTAATAATAAATATTTATTATCAATAAGATCTAATTTACCAAATAAACGTTTATGATGATTTTTAACTTGTTCAGATTTATAGTTATCTACAAGAATAGAATGACCACCTGTAACTATTAAATCATCAATCATATCGTTTTGTTTTGGCATAATATACATACATTGTGTAAATACATCTACGTTATTTTGTAATGTTGTGTGTGCAATTGTATCTATTTTTTTATATCCATTGTTGTATGTTTTTACAAGATCACCTGATTTTAATTGTTCAACTGGAACATATTCTTCTTCGTTGTTTGAATTTAAACATAAGATATTTGTACCTTTGTTGAAACATGGAGGTTCTGGTGATGATTGTGTTCCTAAAAATACATTTCCTACTTTAAAAGGAGTAGAAGGAGAAGAACTAACAATAGTGCTTAATGCTATTGTAACAATAGCATTTTGTGATAACGTAAAATTTCCACTAACTAAAACATAATTTTGCATGTCATAACCATGAAAATATACAGTATTTGGATTTGGTTTTGGATTTAGATTAATTATAGTACCATTAGAATTAGGCGATGTTGACAAATTAGATAAATTTGAAAATGTAGTTATAGTTGTTTCAGATATACCTCCTATTATGCACAATAAATTAATACCACTTGATGCGATATTACACTTTACATAAAATGAAAAATAATATGTTATGTTTGCTAAGAGAGGTGTGGTTATATGTTGATATATAAATGAATTGACTGGTAAGTTTACAGCATTTGCATTAGTATATGGTCCAAAAGATTGATTAGTAATTATTACAGGTTGTTCGGAGTTTCCTTCCTTAAACCAACTAGTAAAATTATTTGCAAAATTACCATTTGTTAATAAATTAGTCATATCTTTATAATATACAATAATATAAAAATATTTTTATAAATTTTTGTAAATCTCTCTTAATTCATCACAATTATTTATTCTTATTCTATTATTATCATTATCATTATCATTCTATCATTATCATTATTATTTTTATTTTTATTATTATTATTATTAATTTAATTATATTTATTATAAAATAATTAACCTATTATATTTTTCTAATTCAGATTTTAATTTTCTATATTTATCTTTATATTTTACATATTTTTCATAATATTTTTCATAATAATTATTGTAATCATAAATATCTGTTTTATTTTTACATAATTCATTAAATTCTTCTAGATCTGTTTCATTTTCACAAAAATCATTAAAATCTTTTTCATTCAATATTAGAATATTTTTATTAAAAGATTTATCTTTTTGATGAACTAAAATATAATATTTTTTATTATTTATCATAGCTGTTCCATTATAACATACAGATAAATTTTTATTTGTTGTTGCAGTTTTTTTGATATTATTTATTGTGTTAGTATCAATTTTATTATTGATATTTATTTTCATAATATCTGGTATTACTAAATCAGAACTGTAATATAATATATTTTCTAAATCTATATTTTTATTTTTATTTATTATATCAGTATTATATGTCTTTTTTATAAAATTTGGTTCTTTTGTATCTATATTTATTTTTGTTATAAAATTCACATCATTATTCGCAATTTCTAATCTAGTAAATGAAATATTATTATCATTTTCTAGTATATTATAATTTTGTCCTGTAAAAGTATTTGATATATCTAAATTTATTAAAAATGATTCTGAACAATCTTGGTTATTTTTAAATAAATCAATAGTAGATGCAACTCCAATTGGCTTGTGTCCTATTATTTGATATAATTTTTTATTTGGAACAGTAAACATTAAATTTCTCATAGTTTCAATACCTGGCATAATTGGTCCTAGATTTCCTATTGGATATGTATTATTACATAAACCATATTGTGGATTATCTATAATTTTTACAAAATCTTCACAATTAAATCCAGTTGTTATCATAATTAAAAATAATACATTTTGATCTGGAATTATTAGATCAGACTGATCTAAACTACTTATAACATTTTTAATTATTTCATTAATTTTATTTATATTTTTTTTTATATTATTATTAATTGTATTATAATATCCACCAATTTTTAGTTTATCTAAATTCGTTAAATATTCATATAATTTTGTTGTTGAATTGCATTTATTATAAATATTTTGTAATATCTCTGGATTATTTATTAAAGTTTTTGATATACCACCATGACTAAATAAATATATATTATCGTTCATTTCTAGATAATAACATGCTTGATGTAATGTGTATAATTGTGTTAACCATCCTTTTACATTAATAGAATTTTTAATATTTTCTATCTTTTCTATATTTTCTATATGTGTATCAAAATTTAGATTCATACTTCTAAAAATAGATAATACAATAAATGCTTTAAAATCATTTTTTTCTTCATCTGATGTTAATTTATTAATTTCATCAGTTATTTTTAATTCAATTGGAATACAATGTAATAAATTTGGTGCACTCATTGTTCCTGTTACTGGATCAGGACCAAATATATCATCAAATCTTTTCTTAAAAATTGTATTATCCGGATAATTATCTGTAAAATTTTCTTTTTGTTTTTTAAAATTTGGATTTGTTGTAAACCAAAAAGAATACCAATTTTTCATTTTAGCATTCCATCTATTGGAAGAATCTAAATTTTTAATTTCTTCTAATATTTTTTTATAAGTATCTACATTAAGATCAATATTACCATTATTATATTTATTTATATGTTCTGTATTACCATTTAATTTACATAAATGTTTACATTTAAGTTTATTAAGATCTCTATTACCAAATGCTAGTTTTATTTTATTATTTATTATACAATTTCTAATATTACTTAAATTATATGATTTTGTTAATTTGTATTTATCATTAAAATCTTTTCCCATAAATGTGGAATCTAGTATATCACCACAAATGTATAATTTATCACAATTTTGCATATTATTGCATAGATTCATTATATCATATCCTTCTGGATCTGATATTGCACAAATATTATTCATTTATATATATATATATATATATATAATTAATTTATTATTAATTAATTTATTATTAATTAATTTATTATTAATTAATTTATTATTAATTAATTTATTATTAATTTATTATTTTAATTTATAAATAATTATGATATCAGAATTATTTGTATTTCAGAGTATTAGTATAACATTTTTATTATTGCTATTATTTATAAGTTCTAATACAATAAAAATTACTGTTAATATACAAGATTATGAGTTTGTTTATATACATGAATTTAATATAATATATTGGTTAATATTGATTGGAATTTATATATATGATGTAAGATATTATTTTGGTGGATTTTGTATATTATTATATATATACTTATGTTCTTTTATAAATTAAAATCTTTTAAACTAAATATTTTTTGAAAAGTATATGTAATATATATAAATCCAACAATGAGATAAAATAGAGTATATCCAATAATAAAATTACAATTTACAACTGAATTATAATTGAGTAATATAAATGATCCAATTATTAACCATAATAATTTAACTATATCGTAAATTATAAAATATAATTTATTTTCATATTTTTTTTTCGGAAATTGATATGTACACATTAAACCAATAATATTATATAATCCAGATACAAATAACCAATATTGGATTTTTAAATTTGTATTTGGAAAAGTTTCAACTTGTTGATTATTTAATCCTCCTAATACTGCTGTAAAAATTTCTAATAGATATATCAAACTAATAATTACATATTTAATATTTGTACATAGATATTTTTTTTGTGTTTTATTATATGTTATATATGTAGGTATTAATTTATCACTATCGGTTATATTATCGGTAGAATCATCAAACGGATTCTGCATTGAATATTATTTATATTATTTATATTATTTATATTATAATTAAGTTAACTAGTAAATAAAATATCTTATTTTCAATTTTTGCAATAAATAAAAATTGAATTAAAATATGTTTTATGTTTTATATTTTAATTTATTTATTTAATCATTATATAAATTATGGATTTTACTTCAGCTGATATATTTTTTGGAACGTACAAGCTTGTTGAAAAAAATGAACTATTTACAGCTTTATATAATGCATTTCAAGCAAATATTAGATATTTTGATTTGGCTGAATTATATAAAAATCAACATCTAGTTGGTGAATTTCTAAACAAAAATAATATTAATAGAAAAGATATTTGGATAACAACAAAGGTGTCTTTTAGAGTAATTCCAAAAGGTGAAGATGCTATTCGTAAATCTATTGAAAAAACTTTATCTGATTTACAAACAGATTATATTGATTTAATGCTTATTCATGCACCTACTAAAAATAATATTATTTGTTGGAATATATTACGTGAATATAAAAAAATGGGTAAAATTAGACATATTGGTATTTCTAATTTTAATGTAATAGAACTTAAGAAATTTTGTTCAGAAATTGATAATCCTGAAGATATTTTTTGTAATCAAATTGAATTTAATCCATTTTTAAACAGAACAGAACTTATTAATATGTGTAAAGAAAAGAATATTAAATTGACTTGTTATGGAACACTTTATAAATCAAATGATTTTATTGATTCTTTACAAGACAAATATAAGAGAACTACTAAACAAATTCTAATTCAATATGCATACCAAAAGGGTTTTAATCCTATAATTATGGCAATTGATAAAGCTCATATTGAAGAAGATTTTAATTATGATAAATTTGTAATAGATGAAGAAGATTATAATAAGATGGATTTATTAGATGAGAATTATAGTTGTTACAAGCGATATTTATGATTATAAATATCGCTTCTTAGAATAAATAATATTTTATTTAGTTGTTACAAGCGATATTTATGATTATAAATATTGCTTCTTAGATCTAATATAATAAAGTTATATTAGCTGTTACAAGCGATATTTATAAAATATCGCTTCTTAGACCTATAATTTGATAAATCATTATAGCTGTTACAAGCGATATTTATAATTATAAAATATTGCTTCTTAGATCTAATATAATAAAGTTATATTAGCTGTTACAAGCGATATTT